ACTTTGTAACGCTGTTTTACCTGCGTCTGTTTCTGCAATATTAAATGCATATACTTGCGCACTAAATGTACTTCCTGTAATAGCACTACCAGTAATTGTAGTTGCGCCTGTGTTAGCACGACTAAAGATTGTAAATGCGCCTTCAACTGAAGTTGCATCTTCTGCATTTGATTTTACAAAAGTAGTTCCTGCTGGTAAGTTAACACCGCCACCGCTTCTGTCTAACCAATATAAAGCCGCTGCGCCTGAACCGTAAATTGGTGCTGAAACATTATCAAATAATGCTGTGTTAGCATTATAACGCTTATACTTCCAATTAGCACCCTGATTAGGCTCAGTAGTTTTTAACCAAACACTGCCTGTTGGGCGTGGAGTTGTATCACCTGACTTAAATTCAGGTACACTTGTGTGAGCACTAATTTGTGTTTTAGGTGCATCAAATGTTCCTGCTGTTAAACCTAGTTTACCAAGCAAGCCATCTGTGTCAGCAATAGTAATTCTTTCATCAGTTGTTGCATCATTAAATATGCTAAATTTGCCATCAATTGCAGCAAAACTAATTCCTGCTGATTGGAAACTTGCATCTGCGTTTGCTGTTGATACTGTATCTGTTAAGTTTGTACCTTCTGCTACTGTAATTGCTGAACCAGAGCCAACAGTAATAGTTAAGTTTGTTGTTGCACCAAGTGTTGGATTAGATGCTGTACCTTGTGCTACGGAGTGTGAATTTGTCCACGCTGTTGAGCCTACTCTAACCCAACTACCTGTGTAGTTTCTGTAGTACACTCTTAGAACATCGGTTGTTGCTTTTACTGCATAATCACCTATATTTCCAACTGACTCTTTAGGATCACCGTTGCCGTCTAACTTAGTTGTATCTGTAATAACTATTGGAGTTCTTACGCTAAATGACTGACCGCCTGTGATGTTCTTTGGTGAGCTGTTCCACTCAAAAATACCATATGAACTATCATTAGTATCAAACCAATTTGTTCCATCTGATGGAGCATCTTTTGGTTCGTCTGCTGTTGGTGTTAAAACACCTAAGTCAATATCTGCACGAGTTACATAAACTCTATTGCTAACACCTAGTAACGAGTAAGCAGCTTGTAAACCATATTCGTTTAGCTCTCCGCCGTGTATTGGGTTGTTATTTGAATCTGTATAAAATACTGGGTCGCCGAATGTTTCAGCTAATTCCCTTTGTGAAGTAAGCAAGTAAGGTTTGCCAGCGTTTGCTTTTAGCGTTCCTTCTGCTGTTCCTGTGCCACTCCCGTTAGTCTTATTTTCTGCGGAAGCAACAAAAATCATTGGTACGGTGCCTGGTTCAGCTGGGGTATAAAAACTTTCGTCTATTACCTTGACTTCTACACCTGGTGATGATAATGCCATTTTTTTTCTCCTGTTGAGTAGTTGTTATAGTTATTTAGCAAGATTTTACAAATCGACCGTGATAAACACCTATAAAAAGGGACCGAAAAGGGCAGGTAAATAATAGTATGAGACCATTATGCAAAAATTGTAAAAGCAAACCGTGTGCTATAAACTATTATAAGTCTAACAAGCCATACTACAGAAGTAAATGTGAAAGTTGTGCTAGGTATAGCGGGCCAGGCAAAGGATTACCTCGTTGGCAACAATACGGATATATTAAAAAGAATGAATGCGAAAAGTGTGGATACAAATCAAAACATATTGAACAGTTTGATGTATATCATATTGACGGGCGCCTTGAAAACTGTCGTCCTACTAACTTAAAAACTGTTTGTGCTAACTGCCAAAGGACTCTTCAAAAAGAGGGAGTTGCGTGGAAGCAGGGTGATTTAGTCCCCGATTTTTAAAAATAGTTTTAATTAGTATATCTACGTTTTTTTGCAAACGTGCTAAATCACCATTATTATCAATTGTGTAATCACACATCCATTGCTCAATACTCATTGAACTAGGATCTTCTAGAGGCAAATGATCTGCTCTATCTACCCAAATAGCATAATCAAAAATTTCTTCATTTTGCATTGCAAAGAATTCACGTTTATTACGTAGTCCGCAATATATGTCGTGTTCTGCAAATAAGTTACGTCCTAATTTTGCTAAATCATCTTTACAATAATCGTGTATCATATTATACCATTCTGTGCGATGATTGTGTCTATCAGCATAACACTCTTCTTCGTTGGCATAGTTGTATTGTTCTTTTAGATCGTTAAAGATAAAAAGTTCTGAACAAAATTTAGATGATGATTGAAATGTATATCCGTATGCTTCTAACATTTCGCATACAGTATCTTTACCATGACGACCATGGCCGACAATTAACAGTTTGGGCAACAAAATAATGACTCCTTAATTATCTATATAGTATAAGGTCATTTATGTTGTTTGTCAAGCATTTTCTTATATTCTTCTTCAAAGCCTATTTCGTGTGTGTAACATTCATTATTATTCCACAGACGTCTAAAGTAGCCGTTATAGCAAGCATATATTGTGTTTATATCGTTTGGAAGATGGCCTTTAACCATATAAAAAAGCCTGCAGGCTTCTTTATGTGTTGGGTTAGCCAATTAAGAATCCGTAGCCTACACCACCTGCAACTTGTAATGCTAAGTCCTGTTCTAACTTATCCATTTCTTGTTGTGCTTCTGATTTAAGGCTGTCACCATTTAAAGATGTACCGCCTTGTGGTCCTGCTACTGTTGCAAATTTACTACGTGCTTCGCCTAGCATATATTTACATGATGCTAGTGTGTAATCTTTGATCCATTGCTTTGCAAGATAGTCTTGAAATAATTGATCATCTGGTCTATAGTTGTATGCATAAATTAACACTTCTTCTTCGCCTCTTGGACGTTGTAATATTGTTAATTTTTTAGTTGTAGTATTCCATTTAAATTCTATAAAAGATCCAAACATACGTCCTACAAGTTCTTGATATCCTGCAAACATATCATATGTTGCCAATCCGCCCATTTGTGTTGAGCCGCTTAGTAGATATGTATTTGTAAATGCTAAGTTAAATGGCTCAAACATTGAACTACCGCCGCCATTGCCACTACGCGAACCAATTGAACGTCTATACAATTTACGTACTTCAATAACTTCACTTGGTAGTATGTATTCGTTTTGATCTTCAGTAAGAGTTAAAAACAAGTATGACTCTTCTACAGCATGATCTGTTCTTTGTCTATACTTTGTTAGTGCTTTTGTTAAAGCAGACTCGTAATGAATTGGGTCAAGTTCAACATCAACCATGCCTCCACCTAAAAATGCGTTAACATAGTCGAATATTTCTTGTTTTTGTGTACTTATACCTGTAGCCATATGTCTTGTTCTCCAATAGTATTTATCGTATCGATAAATATGTATATGCCAAGACTATCATTATATAAACCAGAAAAGGGCAACGATTACAAATTTATGGATCAAAGGATCTATGAAATGTTTACCATTGGCGGTACTGATGTGAATATACACAAATATGTAGGTACTGACGATGGAGAAGTTGTTAAAGATAATACTCAGATTCAAGATATTCTGTTTTTAGAAAATAGAGACAGAAAGTACGATGATGACATCTACACTATTAGAGGCATATACAATGTACAAGACATCGATTTTGATTTAAGTCAATTTGGACTGTTCTTAACTAATGATACATTGTTTATGACTATACATATTACATCAAGTGTTAGCGCACTTGGTAGAAAGATAATGAGTGGTGATGTAATAGAAATACCACACTTGAAAGATGAGTATGCAGAAAATGATTTTGCTACAAGTCTTAAAAGATATTATGTTGTAGAAGATGTAAACAGAGCCGCTGAAGGATTTAGTCCAACGTGGTATCCACACTTATACAGAATTAAATTAAAACAAATTGTTGATAGTCAAGAGTTTGCTGATATACTCGAAACGCCAGAAGATGAAGACATCTTCATAGGCGATTACAGTACTACAACAACTTATGAAATTGGGCAAGTTGTAAAGTATAAAGGCAAGCTATATCAAGCTACCGCACAGACAGTAGGAAACACACCTACAGACGTTTTTAATTGGTCAGAGTATACTGAGAACACCCTAAGAGATTTACTAAGCACATACGATAAAGAAAAAGCAATTAACGATGCTGTACTTGCTGAAGCAGAAGCTGATGCTCCTAAGTCAGGGTATGATACTGGACATTACTATACATTAGATACAGATGATTCAGGTAAAACTAGAGTTAATACTGTAGAAGATAAAGATGCTGGCAAACCTTCAAGAAGCGGTTATGCTGGTTACTTGGTAGAAGATGGACAACCACCTAATGGTTCGGCATTTGGTAGTGGTACTAGTTTTCCTGCTATTAATGAAGCAGGAGACTATTTTTTACGTACAGACTTTTTGCCTAATAGATTATTTAAGTTTGATGGCGGTAGATGGCTTAAGGTACAAGATAATATTAGAATGACAATGACAAATACTAATCAAAGATTAAATCAAATTGGTACATTCATTAATAACACAAACACTGATGTTATCGGTGATGAAACTGTAACAGAACGACAGGCACTAAGTAAAGCCTTAAGACCAAAAGCGGATGACGTATAATGCAATTTTTCTATGATGCACAAATAAGAAGATACATAACTCAACTAATTAGAATGTTGAGTAACTTTAATGTGCAAGATGCACATGGTAACGAAAAACAAGTTCCAGTGATGTACGGCGACTTAACAAGGCAGGTTGCAAATATTATTAGAGATAATTCAGAAAACAAAATACCCACAGCACCACGTATGGCTGTATATGTTACTGGATTAGAAATGGATAGAGACAGAACAGCTGACTCAAGTTTGATTAGCAAAAGACATGTACGTGAACGCACATACGACAGTGCTACAGGACAATACCTTAACACACAAGGTAAAAACTATACTATAGAACGACATATGCCAGCACCTTACACGTTAAAAGTAAGTGCAGATATTTGGGCTAGTAATACAGAACAAAAGTTACAAATATTAGAGCAAATATTAGTGTTGTTTAATCCTAGTTTTGAAATACAAACTACAGACAATTATTTAGACTGGACTAGTTTAACTGTTGTAAATATGGAAGGCATTACATTTAGTTCTAGATCAATTCCTATTGGTGTAGACAGTGAAATTGATGTTGCTAATCTACAGTTTAGCACACCTATATACTTAACACCTCCTGCTAAAGTAAAACGCTTAGGTGTTACAACAAGTATTATATCCAATATATTTAATGAGCAACAAGGTGATATTAATTTAGGTGCTACTGTTGCAGGACAAATAGACGGCACTGAGCCTACATTTGTAACAAGAGTAAACACAGGGCCAATTGATGGTATTAATGATGGAAGTACTATAACTGTCGACGATGGTGAATTTCCAAATCAAGGTACAGGACTTATGGACTTTGATACTAAACGTTTATTTGATAAAACAAGTATTAGTAGTACATATCAAAACTATGGGCTAAGTGTAGATAATGATGTTGCACAACTAGTATATAAAAATAAAGTTGGTGATATTAAGTGGCCAGAACTTGTCGAAGCATATCCAGGCACATATCAAGCAGGGGTTAGTAGAATACTTTTAAAGTCTAATGACGGTGATACTTATATAACAGGTACATTTACAATAAATCCATTAGATGAAACAAAAATTGTTATTGACTTTGATAGTGATTCGTTACCAGATGATACTGTTATATCAGGGCCTGCTAGAAGTTCTAACAGTTTAACAACAATAGATTACATTATTGACCCACTTAGATTTAATCCAGATCAAATTAAAGTTGCAGGTGTACGTTTATTAATTTTAAGTGATATTGGAAATAGTGAAAATGCAGACGGTCCTGATGCATGGAAAAATGCAGACGGCAGTGATTTTATTGCCAACGAATCAGATATATTAGAATGGGACGGAACTAATTGGCATGTTGTGTTTGATGCAAGCGGTGCCGATGACGGAAGTACCGGATCACCAGCAACATATATTAGTAATCTAAATACAGGTATTCAATATAAATGGAATGGCGAATTTTGGATTAAAAGCTACGAAGGAGAATACTCAGGAGCGACTTGGTCCATACT